GTACCTACATAATTCTTTTTAAGACCCATTTCTCCAGTTTCTGGATTATATTGAGATCTATACCATTGTCTTAATGTTTTATACAAGTAAGCTTGGTTAGAATCGTTTAAGTTAAGAGAGAATGCTATTGTTACATCTATCGATGTTGCAGCAGCCATTCCAGCGTAAGATCTATCGGAGAACTTATATTTCTGTCCGACAGCCTCGACTCCGGGAGCCAGCATTTCTAATCCACTAATTGAATTAACGTGTTGAAGTAGGAACTCTTGTCCGGCAACTCCATCCGGTGGTAAAATTGTTACCTCGAATAGGTTTCCTTGTACAGGCTCGAAGTTTCTTCCCTTCTTGCTAGTTTGGTCCTCTGAATAATGTGGTAAAGCCATATCTTTAATTTCTTATTTTATTTATATATCGTTGTTTTCTTATGCAAAGTTACCCGTTGCGATTTCACCTGTATTTAATACTGTTACTCTCGATACTAATATCTCAAGACCTTTAACTGGTTCTACGAACGTATCTAAGATTCCCATGTTGTTATCTATTACTTCAGACGTGTTGTTTGAAGAATCCATGATATTCTTATAGTCGAATACACCACCATCTTTCTTAACTGATTCCATAAAGTTATCAGCTAGAGTTTTGATCTCTAATCTAGTTTGAGCACTATTGAATTCAAATAAGTAGTTCTTAAGGATTTCTGCAAGACCATCTTCAATGTAAATTAATACTTCTCTTACGTGAGCTGAAGAAAGTGCTGATTGAACTCCTTGTTGTGCAGTCTTATTACCTTTAATAGTTAAACCTACGCCTCTTTCGAATACGATTGGATTGTAACCAAATGGCTCAAGTACATCTCTATCATTTTTATCGAATGAAAATTCTAATGACTGTACTCCAGTTCCACCTACAACTCCTCTTCTAGGACCTGCGATGATTGACCATGGTAAAGCATCTAAATATTTATCGATATAGTTGTTAGATACGTATGCTGCTGGTGGAATTACCTTAGTTCTTCCATTCTCTATTACATTAAGTCCAGGACCGTAGTAGAATGCGTAACTCGCACCTTCATTGATCGATGGTAATGTGTAAAGAGCTGATGGGTTAGTATCTAAGTTACCTCCTGTTGCAACGTGACGTACATTAAATCCATAAGGAGCAAATGAGTCTTTAAACGTTGGGTTAGTTGCTGCTTTAAGTTCTTTCACCATTGGTGCGTTAAGAATTGCTGCTGCATTTTGTCTTTCTTTACATAAGAAAGATAATTCTTCCTTATTTAAGATTCCTCCATTTTCTAATGATCCAAATGTATCAACAACATATCTGAATGTGATATTATCTTTGTCTACTAATGCATTACCTAAACCAGTTCCTGGCTTAATTGCTGTTAGTAATTCTAAAATACTCTTTTCAGTTTGTGTTGCTCCTTCTAATGGGAACGTTTTATAGAATCCTGAAGCATCTTCATATCTCTTAAGTGCATAACCTGGTCTACTTGAAACTACTCTGTGAGTTTCAAATCTGTAGTAAGTTATATCGTTTACATAAGATTTTACGATTTTCTTAATTCTTGATAATTTTTGTACTCCATTAACAAGATCTCCTGGTACATACATTCCTACTTTAATATCAGTGTTTAATACACCAACACCATTGAAAGATAATGTAAAGATACCAGCTCCTTGAGCGGTAAAATTCCATCCACCTGCTAGTGTAGGGAACATCACTGTTCTTTCGTTTGGAGATAATGTCCATATATCAAATGCAGCATTAGAAGCTCTTCCAAATACTGCTAGTTCAGTTGCATTAGCATTTGCATAATCTGCACTGAATCCAACATTACCTGCTGGAGCTATAGTTACTACTCCTGTACCGTTATCTACATCAATTGTATTAATTGCTACATACTCATTAGCATTTTCAGATAATAAGAATGATCCTCCGCCTGCTACTAAAGCTCCATACGCAAATGGCGCAGCGCTTATTAATAGGTTTCCGTTAGCATCAACTGTAATAACAGCTGGTGTATTCCATGTTGCAGATGTTTTTGCTACGAATTTTTCATAAAGTTTAGAAATATCAGCTAATGCAGTAATATCTACATTTGCACCATTTGCTACTATTGTATCAATCTTAACAAACTCTCCAGATACTAAAGATCTTAAGTATTTTGTATCTGTGATTCCCTCAGCAGTAAGATCTGCAATTGTAGCATTAAATATTGTTAAAACTGATCCGTCTACTGCAGTAGATCCATAACCACTAAGATCAGCAACAGTGCTTGTTCTTTCTTGGTTTACTTTATGTGATAATACTTCGTAATCTTGGTAGATGTCAAAGTCATTACCGATTAAATCGATTTGTGGAAGTGCATCTTCTTGTACAGCACAGAATAAACCTGTTCTTCTAGCCTCCATGTTAATTAGAGTTTCAATGTACATTTGATTACCTTCAGCATCAATAAATTCAGGGATTAAAGATAATCCATTATATTGTGCTAAAAGAGTTACTTCTCTTAATCCAGCGAATTTAGCAAATTCTGACTTTAATAAACCATCAGCATCAAAGTAGTTACCGTAGTTAGGGTCATTATTTAATTCAGCAGCGTCAAATTTACCTTTGAATACAAATACATCTACTAAGTAGTCTGATACGTATTCGTCAGCGTCAACACCTTCTGGAATGTTAGTTTCTCCGTACCATTCTCTTGCTGTTAATTCAAAACCTCTAGTATCAGCAGCTTGTCTAATAATAACTGTGATTGGGTCTTGCTTGATATTTACAAAAGAGATACCATGATTTGTATCTTCTGCAGCTGCAACTAATAACTTCTCATCATTTGGATTCCAAAACTTATCAGTATCAAATACATCACTGAATTTCTTACCGCCAGTGACTGCAGATGATTGAATAGTGTTAGCAGATAAACCTTCCGAAGAAGAGTTAGTTGCTGGAGATAATATCGATACTTGATCGGCAGCATCAGCAGCAGTTAAGTTTAACGCTAAAATTGGTCCTCTAGATAAAGCTTCAATAGCTGATCTGTGGAAGAACATATTTTTCTTTTCTAGTGACTTATCGATGCCACCGAAAACATTTTTAAACTGTTCAACATCTTCTACTAATACTGGAGTATTGTAAGGACCTTTATTAGATCTACCTACAACTAATCTAATAGTTTCCGCAGGGATGTTAACGGTTTGTGATTTGTCGAACTCTAAGCGATATACGCCTGAGCTTTTGAACTGTAGTAATTGAGGACTTAATGCCATAATCGTTTAGTTGTTATTTTTTAATTCTTTTATTATATATCCTTGTCTTTTTGCAAATTTATTTAAGTAGGTCATAAATATCATATTGTAAATCTCCTTGCTGGTCACTATCCTTATATAAGATGCTTTCCATCTTGTCGTGAACCGCAGGATCTATGAAATCTAAGATCTCCTCAACGAAATCTGCATAATCCGTTGTGTTAAAAAATTCAGTCGCAGTAATACATGTCATGATGACATCATCGTTCCCCATTTGAGCGCCATAACTACCGTTTGGTAAAGTACCAAATAAGGATGCCTCAGTCACTGTAACTTCATCTGTTAAATCTAATCTATTTATCTTATACAATTTCGCAAAGTTCTGACAAAAGATAGCTTTATTGTCAGATTTTAGTTTAATTCCTGGTTTTAAAGTTTTAGAATCATGTCTATGCTTAAATTTAACTATCATCTCATCATCGAAATCATTTCTTTGTGGAAATATACTTCTTAGGTATTGGAATAGTACTGTACCATAAGTATTATACTCTACAATCATCTTTACATTCTCAGAGTTAAATATATCTACTGCTAATGTATATAGTACTTTTGCGAAATCCTCAATGACATGTTCATTTGATCTAAATCTGGCAACTTGTGTAAATTTAAAGAAATCATACATTGCACCAGGGCTGATAATCGCTTTTATTTCTGCTTCGTTCATAGGATCTACCCTGAACACATTAATAACAGATGCATCTCCTCCATTACCTTCTGCAATATCTACAGAAAATACCCAAAAGTTTTCTTTCTCTGAACATGTATCAATATCAAATGCAGGGTCCCATTCTAAATGTCCCTTTGTATCAATACTAATATAATCAAATTCGTCGAACTCATGATAAACATAGGGCTTCATTCTCTTTCTCATCTTCTTCATATCCACTGGGTCTAATAGTAGATTCGATGAGCTAACGAATTCATTTCCATATTGTTTATTAAAGGCTTCAATTGAACCTAGGTTAGCAAGCTCTCTATCATACCATGCCTCGTCTCTATCTGGGTGTTGCCACCAATCTACTCTTGTTGCTAGGTATTCATTCTCACCACGATCTGCACCTGCATAAATTTGATAAAACTTATTAAATCCGTTTGGTGTAGATGTAATTGTTATTCTTGAGACTTTCGATGAGGATAATGTAGGATATACATTCTCATAAAAAGAGTCAGCTATCGATGGATGAACGTGGGCAAACTCATCTAGGTATAAATTATGGATTGTAAAACCAATACCTGATTTTGCTGTGGTTGATTGTCCTATTAGTCGACAACCATTATCACATCTCACATTCATTACATCATA